TGGGTGGATTACACGCTGATGAGCGGGCGTGGGGTGATGAAGTGCTTCTGGAATCCGGGTGATAAGCGGGTGGGATTCGAGGCGATTGATCCGATGTATTTCGTGGTCCCGGCGTACACGGTGGATTTGCAGGATGCGGACTGGGCGGTGCATGTGATGCCGATGAGTGTTCCGGCTTACAAGCGGGTGGCGGCTCAGCTTGGATGGAAGAGTGATGCGAAGACGATTGAGAAGATCCGTGGGAACCCGCAGCAGGATGATAACATTCCGGGGGCGGCGACCGAGGATGATGCGAAGCAGTTGCGCGAGGGTATTACTTACACCACGAACACGGATGGCGTGATTGTTTGGGAGGTTTATAGGAAGCGGGATGACGGGGTGTGGGAGGTTTATACTTACAGCCCTGCGGCGGTGGATCTTGATCTGCGGGACCCGATGGAGTTGCCGTATGAGCATAACCAGTTGCCGTTCGTGGACTTCCCGTATGAGATCAAGGACAAGGGCTGGTTCAGTCCAAGAGGCGTGTGCGAGATTCTGGCGGCGTTCGAACTGAGCATGACCGCGATGTGGAATCATAAGCATGACGCGATGACGCTGTACAACCGACCGCTGTTCCGTGCGGAGCGGGAGTTGCCGAATAGTATCAATCTGCGGTTCCAGCCGGGGCAGATTTTGCCGTATGGCGTGGCTCCGGTGCAGATGCCGCAGCCTCCGGTGAGTTTTGATCAGGAGCTGAATCAGACGCGGGCCATTGCGGAGAACCGGATCGGTAGCCCGGATTACGCGATGAGCAGCGCGATGAGCAGTGGTGGTGATCGCAGGACGGCGACCGAGATCCAGAGCATCAACGCTCAGTCGATGCAGAGCGGTGATTTGCGGGCGCGGCTATTCCGCATGGCTCTGGGCAAGCTGTACCGACAGGCGTGGGGCTTGTATGTGCAGTATGATTCCAAGAGCTTGCGCTACCGCTTTGCCGAGGACTCGCTGGATGCGGACCCTGTGGCCCTCCATGATCAGTACGAGCTGGAGCCGAAGGGTGGAATGGACATGGTGAGCCGTCAGATGATGGTGCAGCAGGCCATCAGCCGTAAGCAGTTGTTTATGAACTCGCCCTGGGTGGATCAGGTGGCGTTGGACAAGAGCATCATGGAGCTGGATGACCCGAGTTTGATCAAGAAATTGATCCGTGATCCGGGTCAGAAGGCCCAGGACGAGCTGGAGGACGAGACCAAGACGATCCCGACGCTGCTAGTGGGTATTCCGGTGCCCGCGAAGCCGGGTCAGAACTACGCTGGGCGCATTGGGGTACTGATGCAGTACCTGAATGGTGCGATCCAGCAGGGTCAGCAGTTCAGTCCGGCGTCACAGAACGCGTTTATGATGCGTTTGGATAGCCTCTTGCAGGCTTACGAGCAGGTGGCGACCAATGAAGCGCGGAAATTGCGGAAGGAGATCCAAACATTCCTTACGAGTAGCGGTCTCCTTCCTAGTCAGCAGCAGCAACAAGCTCAGGCGATGGCTCAGCAGCCTCAGATGTGATGAATTTTTGCAAAGACTGCCAGTTTTTCAGTGCGGATAAGACCTGTCGGAGGTATCCGCCCAGCAGTAGACCCAGTTGCTGGCCTACTATGAAGGATGAAGACTGGTGCGGTGAATTCAAAGCCATGAACAACCCAATCGTGACCACCGTGGTGGTGCAAACCGCACCGAAATCGCTGGATGAACCGCGCCCGATCATCATGGAGGCACTCGAAGAGGGTGTTGCTCCGAAGATTCGGTTCCAGAAGCCCAAGAAACCGGAAAGCTTGAAGGATATTCAGGCTTCGCCATTGTTCTCGGGAGGACAGGCTTGATATGGCTGAATACCAAGGCAAGAAAGTCACTCTGAACAAGCCCTTCTACACTCCGGGTGAGAAGAAGAAGAGTGCGGTTTATGTGAAGAACCCGAAGGGAACGGTCATCAAGGTGCGTTTCGGTGATCCCGACATGAGCATCAAGAAATCGGACCCGGAACGGCGCAAGAGCTTCCGAGCGAGGCATAATTGCGACACGGCCACGGATAAAACAACCCCAAGACACTGGAGCTGCAAAGCATGGTAATACCGTTTGACGACCTGGAAGAATTCAAGAATTGGTGGCTGAGCAATCGGCCAATAAACACGTTTGAGGGATCGAAACCCTGCTACCACGCGACAATCGCTGGTACCGTACTGTATCGTCAGTACCCCTATCAGGTTCAGTTGTTCATAACTCCTCCGAATACAGTGATCGATGAACATATTCATCCGAACGTGGACAGCTATGAGGTGTATCTCAGCGGTGATATCGCCTTCTCATGCAATGGCCATGTGTTTTCATCTCCGAAAATAGGGGAGTCGATTCGAGTCAGGACCAACTATTGGCACGGTGGTAAAACCGGAAACATGGGTGCCACATTCCTTTCAATTCAAAAGTGGCTCAACGATGTGCAGCCTTCATCGGTTGCCAACGATTGGCATGATCACGGAAAAAACAAAGAGGGCAACGAAATAAATATCGTAACCACTGCAACATGAAGAAGAAATCCAAGTTCAGTAAACTGGCCAACGAACTCCGTAAGGAAGGGGCCGATGATCCTCGCGCACTTGCTGCCTATATCGGTCGCAAGAAGCTGGGGGCCGCAGAGTTCATGCGCCGCCAAGCTGCCGGTCGAAAGAAAGCCAGCAAGTAAATGATCAGCTTCTTCGCACGAGTCCGTACCGCGTGGACATTTGCGCGGCATCAACGATGGGTAGATCCGCTTCCTTGGCGCAAGGAGGACGCGATCACGCTCAATAATTTCTTCAATAGCGATACTGGCAAACGATTCAGGGACGCACTGTTAAACACTGTGCTTATGCAGAATGCTTCTGCGATAACTGATAGAAACCATTTGCAATATTCGTCAGGCTTTGCAATGGGTCAGGCCAGTCTTGTGAAGGTCATCGAAGTGATGGCCGATCAGGAATCAATTACGGGGCAGGATGATGATCCGGATTCTGCCACGAACACATAGGATCAAAGTTGCGGTTGCCGGTCTGTGCGGACCAGCAAACGAGTAAAAGCACAATATGTCAGACGAATCAATGAGTGCAGATGGCCTACTCGCGTTGGCCAGAGATCACGATGCCGGTGTCGATATCGACAGCCAGCCAAGGGAGCAGACTCCAACATCAAACGAGTCAGCTCCGGTTGAGCAGGAATCCTCTAATGAGGTGACCGCCAGCAAAGAGTTCGATGGTGGCGAGAAGGAAGTAAGCACGAAGTCAGAGACGGAACCGAAGGCGACAAAGACCGAGCCGAAGGTTGATAAGGAGAAAAGCAAATTCGCTCAGGAACAGAACCGAAAGGCGAAGTCCTGGGAGCAAATCAACGCTGAGAAGGAAGCCCTCAAGGCTGAGCGCGAAGCGGTGAGGCGTGAGCGTGAGGAATGGAGCAGGAGCCGGGAGCAATCCAAGGCCACCGAAACCAATTCTCATCGGGACGAGAAGGGCTATACGGCTGATGACTACGAGGCTGCGGCCAAGGAGTTTGAGGCTGATGGCGATTCTCAGTTGGCCAAGGCAGCGCGAGCCAAGGCTGATAATGTCCGCAAAGCGGCTGGTGAAAGACAGCAGAAGGTTCAACAGGAGCAGTTCCAGAAGTCATGGGCTGAAAACTACGGCAAGTTGTCCGAGAGGGAGGCTTGGCTGAAAGATCAGAACAGCTCTGAGTACAAGCGTACTGTTCAGCTTTTGAATAATTTCCCGCTGCTCACTGCGACTCCTGATGGACTTGTCCACGCTGTCGAAATTGTGAAGCTCCAGAATGCAGCCGAACGGTCTCAGTCGATGGAAGCCGAGAACAAGTCTCTGAAAGAACAACTCAGTAAGCTCCAGCAGAAGACCGCTATTGGTAAAAGCGTACCGGCAGGACAACTCAAGGCTGAAGAGAAGGATTTCTCCAAGCTATCCCTGAAGGAGCAAAGGGACGCGCTCATGCGAGCGACGAGAGAGTTCGACCGGGACGAAGGCTAATAGCACAACCACAACTAAAATATGCCCGTAACTACTTCAACTACGCTCACGAGCCAGTTCCAGAACTACTTCAGCAAGGAGCTGCTCTCCATCGTTCAGCAGGAGACCATCCTGGATCAGTTCGCCATGAAGGCTCCGATCCCCCGGAACAATGGTAACAAGGCCATCACGATGTTCCGCTTCGGTTCGCCGAGCGTCTCGGGTGTCCAGACCATCAGCTCCGAGGGTACGGCCATCAGCTCCGCGAACTACCGCGCTCTGGCCCTGAACAGCCTCAGCAAGTCGCTCGCCCAGTACGGTCAAGTGATCGGTTTGACCGACATCCTCCGCGCCACGGACCTGTTCAACTCGCTCCAGCAGGCCACCAAGACCTCCGGTCTGGACATGGCCCTCTGGGTTGACTCCGTGATTCGTAACACGCTGGTTGGCTCCAACCTCACCGCCAGCGGCTCGTCTATCGGTTCCGCCGCCGAGGGTGGTGGTACGTTTGATAACTCGGACGCCGTGAACACTGTGGCCAGCTCCGGTGGTGTTAAGGTTTACGGTAACCCTGCTACGCTGACGACCCAGAGCTTCTCTGCGTTGAACAGCGACACGACTGCTGCCAACACCACGATGACCGCTTCGGCTGTCCTCGATTCCATGACCCGCCTGAAGCGCAATCGCGCTCCGATGATCAACGGTGGCTACGTCCTCGCGACCGATCCTCGCGTTGCTCGCGACCTGATGCGCGATGCCGATTGGTTGAACGCCTCCAACTACGGAAACAAGGGCCAACCGTTCTACAAGGGCGAGGTTGGTTCCATTTACGGTTGCCGCGTGGTCACCCAGACCAACTCGTTTGTCAGCACCGGTTCCGGCACCGCTGCCGATGAGTTTGTTTATCAAGCTACCTCCGCTGGTGGCGGTCTCGCTGTCAGCAAGGACATCATCGCCTCGTTCTTCTTTGGTAACGAGTCGTTTGGTATCCCTGCCTTGACCGGTGATGATCCGTTGTCTCCGAAGATCGTTATCACTGACACCCCCGACAAGAGCGATCCGTTGAACCAGCTCATCACCGTTGGTGTGAAGCTGTACTTCGCTACGCTCCGTCTGGCTGCTGGTAACACGGGTTCTACTGGTAACCCGACCTGGTACTTGGTCCATCGTACTAAGACCTCTTCCACGCTGTAATATGCGACCCAAGACGGCCACCATCATGGTGATTGCCGTCAGCCCAAAGGGGCATCATCGAGCAATCGGTGGTGCCCCTTCTCATTCCGCTTGCGGATGTGAAGAGGCTGACAACAATGCGCCCATGATTTCTATTCCGGTCGAGGCTCTTTCCACTGACATGGAAGATGGCCAACAGGCCATGCCTGAAGTGGGTGATGAAGTGGTTCTCGACGATGTTCGCGGTGTTCTCAAGAAGCTCGATAACGGCGAAGCTTATGTCGAGATTCGGAGCGTGAACGGTATGCCCGCTGAGTACGAAAACAAGAGCGAGAAGGCCATGGCTTCCAAGGAGCCTATGGACGAAAAGGGTATGCGTAAGATGGTTGATGAGTACGACAGCGAGATGGAGTCCTAACATGCCGATCTATACCTTCGAGAACAATGGTCAGTCCATCGAGCATATCGCTCCGATGGGTACTGACTCTGTTGTCCTTGATGGGAAGCGGTGGAACAGGCAACCGGTGGCCCGCTTCGGGGTCACCGGCTTTGCCCGAGAAGCCGAACTCAAGGACAAGGTGAAGCAGGGATTCAGCCGGATGGAAGACCGTCAGGGTTCCCGCTTTGAAAGCACTTTCACAAAGAATCAAATTCGGAAGATCTGGGATATATGAGTATTGATGCAAATCTCGCAACTGAGTATTCGATGGGGGTCGCGGGCTTCGCTCTCGTGACGGCCACGACACTGACCACTGGCCCGTTTGTGGCGATTACCACGGTTGCCCCTACCACCTTTACTTCGATCACTGGTAACAACATCACTGGCACTTGGCCATCAGTGACTATCCCTGCTGGCATCACGCTTCCTGGACCGATCCAGAGCTTCCAGCTTACTGGTGGTCAGGTGATCGCGTTCAACGGAGTGATCAACTCTTAAGCCTGTGACGCTGGCTCTTGGAACAAGACTGGTATCGAATGGAGGTGGCGGATCAGTCACCCCAATCGATCCGCCTGTTTTGCGCCGAGTCCTTGTTACAGATCAAACCGAAGAGCCAATCGTTTTGGAGTTCAATCCCGGAGATCCAATAACATACTTGTGTGCATCTCTTGGAACTTACGATGTTATCTCACTTGAGGGCGGTACACTGCCCATTAACCTTTTAACCGAAGCATCAGACAAATTCATTCTAACAGTTAACTGATATGGCAGACGTAAAGATTACAGCACTAACGGTATTAACCGCCGCTGACCCGATTAACGACGCTATCCCTATCGTTGATGTCAGCGATAACTCGATGGCGGCATCTGGAACCACAAAGAGGATTAGCGTTAATAACATCCTCGGAGCATCCGGCACCGCCACCCTCGCCAGCGCCACCATCACCGGCGATCTGACGGTGGATACAAATACGTTGAAGGTAGTCTCCTCAACAGACAGTATTGGCGTTGGATTTACTCCGAGCGCGTGGGCTGGTGGTCGAAAAGCGATTCAGATTGGGAGTCCAGCTCAAATTGTTTCGTCCGATCTGACTCTTGAGATTGGATCAAATTGGTGGAACGACGGAACCAATTACAAGTACACGGTAAACAACCCTGCTTGTTTGTATGCCCCGAGCAACGGAAGCCACGTTTGGTATAACGCTCCGTCTGGTTTTGCTGCTGGAACCACCATTGGGTGGAACACGTTGATGACCCTGAACTCTACGGGGCTGGGCGTGGGGGTTGCGAGTCCGGCTCAGAAACTTGATGTCGATGGAAACATCCGGATGTCTGGAGTATCTGGAGGGACACGCTATTTGCTGCTCAACGCTGACAACACTTACACTGGAAGCCTTACGATCCAGTCCGGTGGTGGGTCTTCCAGTTTTGGAGCTGCCACTATTCTCTACGGGAACAGTCATGCGACGTACCCCGGTGGTGTTTGGATCGGTCGAAGCAGCGGCTCGACTGGCCCGATCATGTTCGGCACAGGAGGCATCACACCATCGACCATTCAAATGACGCTGGACTCCTCCGGCAACGTCGGCGTGGGGGTTACGCCGAGTGCGTGGAATAACTCATACAACGTCCTTGAAATCGGTCAGAATGGTTCGATTTCCGGTCGCACAGCGACGAACAACCAAGTTGACATCGTTTCAAACGGTTATCGCGAGGCTGGCGGCGCTTGGGTTTACAAGCTGGCTACATCGAATGCTGCCGCTCGTTATTTGATTGATGGAAGTGTTGGAGGGCATTTTTGGTACAGTGGTGTCGCTGGAACGGCTGGTAATACCATTGCTGGTTTCTCGGCGGCTTCGATGACGCTCACGACGGGTGGCGATCTGTTGGTGGGGACGACGAGTGGAACTTACCACACGTTTCGCAAGAATGTCGCAACAGATGTTGGAAATGTGGTTTTTGAAATTCAAGGAACCGGTGGAGGTACTAGTTCAATTTACTATAGCGTTTCTGGCTACAATGCGAATGCGGCCAACGCAGCATCAAAGTTTGGCCGAGATGGTGTTACTCTCCGGTCGATCAACGCTGGTGGAACCGTTAACGCTTCGGGTGCCGACTATGCTGAATACATGGTCAAATGCTCCGACTTCGTTCTGGCGAAGGGCGATGTCGCTGGTATCGACGCAAACGGCAAGCTGACCAACGTGTTTGCTGATGCTGTTTCGTTCGTTGTGAAATCGACTGATCCTTCCTACGTCGGAAACGACAAGTGGGGAGTTGATCTTGAAGGTGATGCGCTTGAAGCCGCTCGCCAGCTTGTGGACCGCATCGCGTTTGCTGGTCAGGTTCCTGTCAACGTGACTGGAGCTAAGGCTGGTGACTACATCGTGCCGGTTGTCAATGGCACCGGAATCAAAGGTCAGGCTGTCAGCAATCCGACTTTTGAACAGTATCAACTGGCCGTCGGTAAGGTCATCAGCATCGACGCTGATGGCCGTGCGCGGATCATCGTCAAAGTCGCCTAATCCATACCACCATGATTACCATCAACTGGATCATCGAACGCCTTCTCGTTAAGCCGACCGAAGGCACTCTCACGGACGTCGTTATCACCGCCGATTGGCGTTGCAACGGCACCGATGGCACCTACAGCGGCACCTGCTACGGCAGCGCGTCGTTTCAGCCGCCGTCTGGTTCGTTCACGCCTTACGATCAACTGACCGAAGCTCAAGTCTTGAGCTGGTGCTTCGCGAATGGCGTCGATAAGACTTCCATCGAAGCCAACGTCACCGCGCAGATCGAGAACCAGATCAACCCGCCGATCATCGCTCCCCCGCTGCCGTGGTTACCGCCGGTGGAAATCGTCCCGCCGATGTTGCCGCAGGTGGAGCCGGTTTTGGTTGGCCCCGATGTTGACGGTGAAGCTCCGGTCGTTGAAGCTCCGGTCGCCTAATATGGAAATCATCGTCAAGCTGACTCAAGAACAAGCCAACGGTTTGCTGCAACTCATCGACATTGCGGTCAAAGCTGGTGGCATTCAGAACGCAAAAGTTGCTCTGCCGCTTGTTGACCTAATCGTCAACGCTGCTCAACCTAAATCCGAGTAATGCAAACCGATACCAACAGCAACAGTGGGGTTGGAATCTCTCTGGCTACCGCTGCCGCTGCTGGTGCGGTTTCTTTGCTTCCTCAGCTAACACAGTGGTTCCAGTTTGGGGCCGCTGTGTTGGCTTTTGTCGCTGCCGCAATTGGACTCTGGAAAGCTCTAAAGAAATGAACTGGAAAACTACTCTTGCCGGTGTTGGTGCAATCATGGTCGCCGTGGGTGGAGCGTTGAAAGCTCTGTTTGACGGCGACCCGTCCACCAACATTGATCTCGCTGCGACCATTGCCGCTGTGACGGTTGGCTTTGGTTTGATCGCTGCCAAAGACGCAGACAAGAAACCCAAGTGAACTGGATCTACCAGATCCTGAAGGCCCTGCTGGACTGGTTCCGAGAAACACCACCCACCAACATTCAACATGGAAAAGCACCCGAGGATCTCAAGAACGGTCTGGCTGATCGTATTGCTGGACTGCCTGGGTTGCCAAGTGACAAAGGTGGTAATGGTCCCGCACGGTGAACCAGTGATGCTCGCAAAACCAGTGAAAGCCAGCGTGTACGCTTTTGACCAAGACAAGAAGCTTGTCGGGCCGTCCAAAGTGACGCTCCCGGCTGGCTGGTACGTTCTCCCAAAGTAACCCATAGCCAATTCTCACTATGTCGATGACAAATGCCGCAGAGGCGGAAATCCTTGATCTCATATTCCTAAACTCCGATTGGGCAAACATCGGAAACGCTACCGGAATCAGAGGTTCTACATCCGCTGGATCTTTCTTCATCAGCCTGCACACCGCAGACCCCGGAGAAGCAGGGAATCAAAACACCAATGAGGCAAACTATACCGGATATGCTCGAATTGCAGTGGCCCGCTCAGCATCTGGATTTACGCTCTCGACATCCACGATCAGCAACTTTGCCCTTGTTCAGTTTGCTCAATGCACCGGTGGCACCAACACCCTGACGCATTTTGGAATTGGCACCGACTTGTCCGGTGCTGGAAACCTCATCTTCAAGGGATCGCTAACGTCTTCCCTTTCAGTTTCCACCGGTATTCAACCGCAGTTCGCCGCAGGTGCGCTGACTGTTACCGTTGATTGATCATGTGGACTACTTCTGCCCACATTGCTTGAGGCCATTATGGCCAACAGATGAGGATGCTCAAAGCATCTGCGAAGAGCATCCAGATGGAGTTCCGCAAGCTGATTTAGTTCCACGCAACCCTAAAATTGAGGAGGAATAATGGGTTTCACCGGAATAGTATCGCTCGCCGAAGCACCGACCTGGCAGTCGTTCTTCTTCAAGACAAGCTCTCCAGCAGGAGTCGCAGGACGCTGGTACGACGCAGCCGTCGGGGCAGGCATCCCAGTCTATCAGGCCTACGTCGGCCAACAGTACGAAGCCACTCTCCTCATAGGTGAGTCCAATCGAGGAATCTACACAGGCCCAACACCATCGGCAGGCCAGACCAAACACCTCTTCGCACTCTCAGCAGGAACATCCACAGCATCAGTCCCATTGACCATGCTGCTGGCCGACTACCTCATGTTCTATCCGCTGATCGACATGGATTCGCTCGATCCGCAGGACATGATCAACCCGGTCAGCATATCTAGGTACACCTCAGGTGAAGGCGTCCAAGCCTACCTCGTTGTCGCAGCTCCAATGAGTTCAAGTGGAACAGTCACCGTCACCTACACCAACAGCCAAGGAACAGCCAACAGGACAAGCACATTCGGAATCGCTTCAACCGGAACCATTGGGAGAATCGCAAACAACATCAACTCAACCTTGGACGCAGGAGCAGCATCACCATTCATCCCGCTCGACAACGGAGACAAAGGTATCCGAAGCATCCAAAGAGTCACCTGCAACGCCAGCATGGGCGGTTTCTGCCACATCGTTTTGGTCAAACCGCTTGCAACTCATGTGATTCGAGAGCAGAACACCGAGGCAGAAACTGTGTTCTTCACGCACAAAGCCAACTGCGTACAAATCCAAAACAACTCCTACTTGAACTTTTTGATACTCAACAATACCTCTTCATCTCCTGCACCGCTGAGGGGATTCCTGCAATTCACCTGGAACTAACATGGGCTTCTCTTCAATGGATGATCTCATCAACGAGATCACGACAAATGGAAAGTTCAATCGAACCGATTGGAACAAGATCACCGGTGCGGCTGCGTACACCGCAGGACGGTGGTATGATTTCAGCGGCTTAGCCGGAAGCCCAGTCGCAAACGCATTCACTGGAACCGCTTTGGCTTGGAAAAGCTGCGACGAAACTACCGGGAACGGCACTCAGATATTTGGAATTCGCCACGGTGGAAACGTCAGCCCGGATACCAAGCACATCCTTAACGTCTCGGCTGTCACTGGCGTTGCCACCGGCGTTCCGGCTCAACTCATGCTGGTCGATCTTCAGGGTTATTGGCCCGGCATTTCTACCGCCGTAGCCACCGCCCAGACGCTTACCGGAACTCCCACGCTTCGATATACGAATGGTGCTGGTTGTAGGCTGTTTTTTGTTCAAAACGTTACTTCTGGTGCCACCGCTCATAACATCAGCTTGAGCTACTCGAACACCACTCCCACATCGGGCAGAAATATGCCGGTCACCGTTTCGATGATCGTATCTGCGATTGCAGGCCACATATCCCATTCTGGAACTTCCGCAAACAATTACGGACCATTCCTTCCTATGGCTTCGGGAGATACCGGAGTTTCAAATGTGGCAAACGTCACTTTCTCAGCGGCATCTGGTGCCGGTTCTGGTGCCCTCTGCCTTGCCCGACCGCTGCTGACTCTTCCGATTACCACGGCTTCAGTGGCTGCTGAACGTGATCTTCTCAACCAGTTGCCAAGCCTTCCTCGTGTGATGGATGGAGCTTGTCTTGTCTGGCTCTATTTCGCTGGAGCAGCAACCGCTGCTGCCAGCAACTTCTATGGCGGAATCGAAGTCGGTTGGGGATGATTCATGTCCCTCAAACAAAACACGACGATACTCTGCCAGTTACCGCTTAGACAAAGAGGCGGTGACCCCGGTTCGTTGCGTTCAATGTGGGGGCGCACAGATCTCAGAAATCAAAGCGCGGGAGAAGGCATCTCATCTCAATTGGCGGCTATTCCGTATGGCCATCTTGATCCTTCCGCTTGGGTGATGCCGTACAAGAGCGGAGCAATGTCGGCGTTCACATACGTCGGGGCTCAGTTCACGGCAAACCCGATCAATCTTGCAGCGGGCGTAAACATCTCTGGTGATTCCAGCGTTGCATTCATTGCTGGCCCATCGCTCCTTCAGCTCATCGTTTCATTGGTGGGCGATTGCACGTTCACATTCACCGTCAATCCAGCAACGCTTCCAGGCGTTCTGAATGCATCAGGAAACGCTGATAATGTATTCACCGTTGGCCCAAGTTCGATTGGAGCTATCACGGACCTTACCGGTAGCCTTGTTGTTACGTTCACTGATTCAGGGACTGCAACTGCCATCGGAATCCTCGCTGGCGACGTTACTCCATACACTGAGCTTTCGCCTGAGACTTTGGCGGCAGCGGTAATCGCTGCCTCGCAAACCACCCCAATCGTTGCTGATGCCAAGAATGTGGTTGGAAATTATCAGGACCAATGGAAAATAAGGTCAACTTACAGAAACAGATCAAGAAACTGATATGGCAACCCCACTTACAGGAAGTTCAGTAGCATCCACCTACATTGGCCTACTCAAGACCTCCGACAACGCCAGTCTTACCGGAAGTCTCAGGAGCATCAGCGATGGCGGCGGAACCAATTCCGCGCTCCAGATCTCCACAACCGCAGCCAACATTGTCGGTACCCTGAATGTCACGGGTGCCACCGGACTGGCTTCGAGCCTCGCAGTCTCTGGGTTGGCCACCATTGGTTCTACGCTCGGTGTGACCGGTGCCACCAACCTTTCATCCACCCTGACCGTTACCGGTGCTACTACCCTCTCGTCCACTCTGGCAGTCACTGGTGCCGCCAATCTCTCGTCCACCCTCGCGGTCACCAGCAACATCTCCACGAGCGCGGGTAATCTGTCCGTGTTTGGAAACATCGTCCAAACCAACGCCGCCGCATCAAGTTCGTTTGCCGGAAGCCTTACTGCTTCATCGGTAACATTCAA